CTCATACCCGCCGATCGCGAAGGCACCCGGCACGCCGGTGTAGTCGAGCTGCAGGTCGGTGCCGCTGAAGGTCGCCGTGAGCGTGCTGACGGTGGGCGCGGTGACGCTGCCGGCGATGCTGGCCGGCGTGCTGCGGTTGCCGAGGGCGTCGACGGCCGCCACACAAGCGGTGAAGGCGCCAGCGGTCTGCACCGCCCACAGGTGGGAGGTGCCGCCGCTCTGCTCCAGGACCTGGGCGGTCTCCCAGGCGCCTGCCGCGCCGGTGCTCACCCGCCACTCGTAGCCCACCACGTCCGGTTCCGGATTCTGGGCGCACTTCAGCCGCACGCCGAAGGGCTCGAAGCTCGCCGACAGGCTGGNCGGCGCCGACGGCGGCAGCGCGGCCATGACGCCGGTCACCCGGTAGTCGTAGGCCTGCACCTCGGCCAGGCTCTGCTCCGCCGCGCCGAAGATGTTGAAGCTCGTGAACTTCACGTGTAGCGTCTTGCCGATGAAGCTCAGCTCCAGCGGCCCGCTCTTGCCGATGGCCGCATCCACCCGCACGAAAGCGTCACCCGCCTGGTGGGCGGTCTTCGGCGTGCCGTGGGCGCCCCGCACCAGGCCGGTGAGCTGATACGACCCCGCGCCGAGCAGCGTAGCGCCCTCATAGGCGACGAACTCGGGCGCGCTGCCACCCAGGTAGCACAGCGTGGTCAGCGCCTGCGCATCGGCCGCGCTGGCGCCGATGAGCTGGCCGCCGTTCGTCCCCAGGTCCACCGTGACGGCGCCGTTGGCCACCGAGCCCGCCAGGCGCCCGTAGCGCGCCGGCCCGTGCAGCGTGGCCACCTTCTGGTAGTTCAGGCCGTCCACGCTCACCCACATACTGCAGCCGCCCCAGGCCGGGCTGCTGCCCTTCACCGCGGCGTAGACCTCCAGGCCGGTCTGCGTGAGCGCCACGGGCGCCTCGAAGAGCACCGGCGTGTCCACGTTCCCCGGCAGCGCGTTGTAGTCGTGCTGGTAGCCCGCGCCGATCTCGGTCGGGTACAGCGGCGCGCTGGCGGTGCCCGGCGGAAAGTCCTCCGCCGTGACGACCAGGTCGCCCTCCTCCCCCTCCTCATCGGTCGTCACGATCCGCACCGGGTACCTGTCGAGGCCCAGTCCGGCATCGGTCAGCGTGACCAGGTCCATCGGCTCCAGCAGGCTGAAGTTCGCCGACAGCCGGAAGGTGTAGTTCGCGCGGATGTACAGCGAGCGCTGCAGCAGGAGCTGGGCGACCAGGCGCGCGACGGCGCCATCGGTGATCCAGTGCGCCTTGATCACGTCCTGGGAGCGCAGGCCGTGGGCGTCGATGTCGGCCTGGTCTTTGGCTTCCGCCACGTCGGTGTTGTAGTTGTTGGACCGGTTGCGGTACTCGATGCGGAAGTGGTTCTTCGCGTCGGACGGCGTCTTGCGCACCTGGCGCACCGGCGGCTCGCCGGGCTCGGTGAGGAAGTGGTCGTCGGTGAGGTCGTAGACCGGCGTCACGTTGGGCGTGAAGGTACGGCCACGGCCGGCCTCCGGGCTGTCGGCGTAGGGGATCAGCTTCAGCTTGCCGCCGCTCCAGACCGGCGCGGCGTTGGTCAGCCGCGCCATGAGCTGCACGAACTCGGCGGCGCTCACCTGCTGCTCCAGGGTCGGGGACATCAGCAGGCCGGCGGCCACGCAGTAGTCCGACCAGGCCTGCATGCCGTCCAGCCGGGCGCTCGGGATGTTGGCGCCGTATCGGGCGTTCGACAGCACATCCAGCAGCACCCGGCTCGGGTCCACGTCCGGCACCTCGGCGCCGAACTCGTAGGCGTGAGGACCCTGCACCTCGAAGACGTGGTTCTCCACCTGGGCCGAGCCGCCGAGGTCGTAGTCCTGCGCCGCGAGTAGCGCGAGGCCGCTGTAGCCGAGCGCCTGGCTCGGGAAGGCACCCTGCAGGTAGGCCCATGGGGCCTGGCCGAGCGCGCCCGGCTTCAGGCTCATGCCCAGCTCCTCCAGCGCGGTCTTCGTCGTCGCCGGGCTCTTCACCTGGTAGTTCACCAGCAGGTCGATGCCGCGCCAGAAGTCGACCAGGATGGTGAGTTGGTTGCCCACCAGCACGTAGTCGGTGCCGTTGGCGAGCACAGTCGGCGCGCCCTCCAGGTCGGGGTAGATGACGCTGCGCAGGGAGGCGAGCTGGTCGCTGCCGCTGATCTGCTGCAGGGTGTGCACCATCGGCCCCTCGCCGGGCGGCCGGAAGCGGTCCTGCGCGTTGCGGAGCTGCTCCGGCGTCGAGCCGCCGCTGTAGAGTTTCTTGCCGCGCCACACGCGCGGCACGCCCGCGATGGGACCGTGGCACAGGCCCATCATCACCGAGGCGCTGTAGGTGTAGGTCGTGTTCTCAGTGGTGACCCCGCCGCCGCCCTTGCCGCCCTGACTCTGGCGGCTGGTGTGCGGGATGGCGCGGAAGGCGCCGTACCAGATCAGGTTCCCGGCGATCTTGTTGACGCCGTAGACGAGCGGGATCGTGACGCCCTGGGCGCTGCTCTGCAGCTTGAGGGCCTCGGCGCGGGTTTCGCTGGTGGAGATCGTGCTGCCGCCGGCCATGCTCAGGCCTCCATCTCGTCAGCGACCGCAGCCACCGTGCCCGTCGGCCAAAGCGTCCAGAACTGCACCGGGCGGCCGGCCAGCGGCGCCTCGTCGAGCCGCGTGAGGATGACGGCCTGGTTCACGTAGGCGTGGAGCACCAGGCCCTCGCTCCCGCCCCCCTCCACAAGAACCCCGCCGTGGCTGAAGGTGCGCCCGAAACGGAACACCGCCACGTCGCCAGGCAGCGGGGCATCCGTGCATCGGGCGCCGGCATGCTCGAGCCAGCCCAGGTACAGCTCTTCGCTGCGGTGCAGATGCCAGCTCGGGCTGTACGCACCCGGGTCGACCGGCGCCACCACGCCGGCAGCCTCGTAGATCGCGCACAAGCTCTGCCCGCAGTCCACGCCCACCCCTTTCAGGCGGGCGTGGTGGTGGTACGGCGTTCCCAACCAGGTCAGGGCTTCAGCGATCACAGCTTGTCGTTGTTGGTCTTCGGTCATGGTCATGGGTCGCATCGCGGTCTACATCACGGTCTCAGCAGCCGGCACATAGGGCTTGCCACGGAAGCGGATGAGGTTCTTGAACTTGCCCTCGCAGGTCGCCTGGGTCTTGTTGCAGCCCGGGTAGATCACGAAGGCGTCGCCCGCGGTGATCGCGAAGGGGAACGGCTGCAGCACCACCAGCTCGCCCGCGTTGCCCTGGCCGGTCTGGCGCTTCACGGTGCGCGAGACCCCGGTGTTCGGGCCGCTGGTGAAGCGCACGACGCCGAGATCGAAGTAGCCCGCCGGCTGGGGCAGCGCGTGGATGAAGCGCGTGCGCGTCGCGTCGCCTGCGCTGATCGACACGCCTGCCACGGACATCGCGTGGCGGTTCACGCCGCAGGCGCCGTCATAGAGCGTGTTGGAGCACCCCGGTTGATAGACCTCGGTCGGCACCATCACGTCCAGCAGCTCGGTGTCGCTCTTGATGGTGAGCTTCTGCTGTGTCCGGTCGCCCTGGGTCTCGGCCACGCGGCCGGTGAACCACAGCAGCGTGCCAACCACCGGCGGATTCAGGCGCGCCATGTGCTCGATGGGCAGGAAGCCGCGCTCCAGCGACATCCGCGCGTGCTCAAAGCCGCCGCGGGCGATGTAGGGCAACAGCGGCGTGCCGGCGATTTGCACCGCCTGGGCTCCGCCGACGCCTTCGAACGCGGTGACCTCCAGGCTGTCGACCTCGATCCCGACGCTCAGCCGCGTGCGGCCGCGCTGCAGGCCCGGCCCGAGCGACCAGGTCGCACCGTTGACGGTGACCGCCTGGTCGCCGCCCGTCCAGCGCAGCACCTGGCCGCCCGGCAGCGTGAAGGTGTAGAGGTCGATGCAACCCACGGCGGTGCGGCTGTTCAGCAGCTCGGCCAGCGCGCCCGGCGGGCGTTCCCACGAAGGTGTCCGCATCCCGGTCCTCAGCGCTTCACAGTGATCAGCTCGACGCTGCGCGCTTCCCACAGCCCGCGCAGGAACTCCGACACCTCGGCCTGGTCCTGACGGAAGCGCACGCGCCAGTAGAAGTGCCCCGACCAGGTCACCGGCAGGCCGGCCGCGACCGGCGCGGTGAAGTTCACGACGCCGTTCTCGTCGATCACGTAGCCGGCGCGGTCGACGAGCTGCCCGCCGAGTTCCACCTGCACGTCGTCGGCCGCACCGAGCACCGGCTCGACCACGCCGCCCCAGGTGCGCACGAGCTGGAACTGGCGCGATACGCCGTCGCCGGTGCCGAGGTGCTGGTCGACCGCGCTGCAGTCGTTGGGGTCCAGGTACAGGAAGGGCTCGGCCGAGCCGCCGCGGGCGTTGAAGAAGCCCACCAGGCCCTCCAGCTCAGCGAGGCCCTCAGCCTGTCGCAGCACCTCGTAGCTCAGGCGGTAGGCCCAACGCGGGAAGCTCCAGTAGCGAGTGCGGAACTCGCGCCCGCTCGCGGTCTCGCGGATGCCGGTGCGGTGCATGGCCGTGCGGGTGCCGCCCCACTTCAGGCCGGCGAACGTCGGGAAGATGCTAAGACGCATGTGGATCCGTCGCGTGGTCAGGTCAACGAGTTGTCGCGCTTCAGCGCCTTGAGCACCGCGACCAGGTCGCGCTTGCTCGCCATGAAGAACTCGCCCGCCGACACGCCGCGCAGCTCCACGGCAGGCCCGTCAGCCGCAGGGGCGGCGGGCGCCTGGTCCTCGCCGGCGAGACGCCGGATGACGTTGGCGTGCTGCTTCGGCAGCACCATCTCCTCCTCGTGGAGCTGGGTGATCGGGTTCAGGCCGCTCGGGATATCGAAGCCGCCCGAGGCGCTCTTGATCCCCTTGCCCATGCCGGAGACCGCTGCGAAGACAGCAGCCATCGCCGCCAGAGCCAGGAAGGGGCCGACGACAGGGATGGCGGCCTGCGACGCCGCGGCGCCGGTGCCAGCTTCCACGGCATTCGCCCCGGCCACGGCAGTGGCCTCGGCGGACTTCAGACCGACGTTCGTGGCCGAGGCCGTCGCCTGCATGCCCGTCTCCTGCGTCAGGAAACCGAGCTTCATGGCCAGCATGCGTGCCTGGCTCGCAATCCATTGCGACGCCGGCTCGGTGACCACATTGCGGATGAAGGCGTCCCGGATCCCGCCGAAGACGTTGGCCAGTGCCTGGCCCCAGGTGGTGGTGCGCTCCAGCAACCCGTCCAGCGCGCCACCGAAGCTGTCGCCGATGCCGGAGAAAAGGCCCTGCCCGACGTTGGCGCCCTGCTCCTTCAGCGCGACGTTCGCCGCCGACACCAGCGCCAAGCGCTGCTGCTCGTGCTGCTGCTCGATGAGCAGCAGCTCGTTCTTGATGCGGGCCAGCTCCACTGGGTTGCGGTCCGGATCCGCGCTCATGAGCTGCAGGCGCTGCTGCAGTGCAGACGCCTGCACCGCATACCGCCGGTCCTCGAAGTCGACTTCGAGCTGGGCGAGCTGCGCCTTCGTGATCTGCTCGGAATCCACGCCCGCCTTGGCCGCGGTGCGCTCCAGCTCGATCCGGCCGAGGGCGAGCTGCTCGGCCGAGCGCAGTTCTTCCTGCTCGATCTGCTCGCGCTGCTGGCGCGCCTCGCGGGCGATGGCCACCTCCAGCGCGGCCGTCTTGCGCTGGATCGCGACCTGGTCGGCCGTCGCCAGCGTCAGGTTCTCGGTGAGGAACCGCCAGTAGGCCAGCTCCTCTTCCTTGCTGTACTCACGGCCCTGGGTCAGGACGGCCTGGGCTCGCTTCTCCTCGGCCAGCAGCGCCTCGTAGTAGCTCATGTACGAGCTCTCGCCCTTCTCGTGGCTGCCCTTGCCCTTCAGCTTGACCTGGCGGTCGCCGCCGCCTGCCGGCGCGGCTTCGGTCTGGTCGGGGCTGAAGATGCTGGCCAGGCGGTCGCGCGTCTCGGTGCTGGACGCGAGGATGTTCTCCCAGGCCTTCGACCAGGCCTCGCCGATGCGCGCCGGCCAGCCCGTCAGCTCCTCTTGCGCGCCCTGCAGGTCGCCGGTGACGAGCTTGTAGAGGCCGGACGCGAGGGACCGCAGCGGCTCGGCGACCGTCACGACCAGGCCGTTCAGCACTTCCCAAGCCACGACCACGGCGTTCTTCAGGCCCCAGAAGACGGCGGTGAGCCCTCCGATCGCGCCACGGGTGACGGTGATCGCCGCCGGCCCGATAGCGACAAACCACTCGGCGAGCTTCGTCACCACCGGCATGAGCACGTTGCCGATGGTGTGGGTGAAGCCTTTCATGACCAGGTGCGCCTTGTCACCCGCGTTGTCGAAGGCGTTGTAGGCATCGACCTGTTCCTGGCCCACGATCAAGCCCAGCTCGCTCATCAGCTCGGCGTTCTCGCGCACCGTGTCGGCATTCAGCTTCAGGATCGTCGAGCTGGCGTCCACGCTTTCGCCGAACAGCTTGCCAGCGACGACGTTGCGGTCGGTGCCTTCCCGGTAGTCGCCGGCCACCTTGATCGCATCCAGCATCAACTCGTTCAGAGGGCGCAACGCACCGGCGTTGTCGCGGGTGACCAGGCCCAGGCGGTTGAGCGCGCCCTCGTCCTCGGCCAGGCGCTTCTGCAGGCCCCGGCCGGCGCTCGCGAACTGCTCGGTGGTGGCGCCCACGTCCTCCAGTGCTGCGAGCCAGGTGCTCGCGCCCGAGGCCGACACACCCAGCGCCTTGCCGAGCTGGATGCTCTCCTCCTGGAACTTGGCGGTCCGCTCGATCGCGCGGCTGAAAAGCGCCCCGCCGCCCAGCACCGCGGCCAGCGCCACGAACTTCCCGTGGATGGCCTCCAACGGCCCGTTGATGCGCCCCACATGGTTCGTCGTCTGCTCGCCGAACTGCTGCACGTTCTGCAGGCCGGCACGAAGCGCTTGGCGCAGCGGGGAGACATCGCCGTCAACGACGACGCGGGCACGGGGATCGGTCATGAAGGTTCAGGAATGCAAGGTTCAGAGATCGAGGAAGGCCAGGAGCGGGTCATCCGGCCGGCCGGTTGCCACCTGGAAGCCGGCATCACGCGCCTGCTGCAGGGCTTGCTGGGGATCCACCCGCTGTGAAGCGTTGCGAGCGCCGGCCGACACCTCGGGCTTGAGCCCGATGGCGAGCGCGATGCGGCGCAACTGCAAGGCGGTCGGCGGCGTGTGGCGCCAGAACGCCGACAGGGCGAGGACCTGGGGCAGCGTCACGCACTGGTCGATGTGCTGCCAGGTCCAGCCGGTCGCGGTGATCAGCCAGGCGTAAAGGTCGTCCCAGGGGTCTGCATCATTGGCGCCCCCGGCAGCGTGGCTGCCGGCGACGCCCCACCTTCCCCCAGGATATTGGCTCCGCCCTGCTGCGGGTCCAAGCCCGCCACCTTGGCGACGACCTCCAGCGCGACGCTGAGTTGCACGATGGTGGCCGGCATCGCCTCCACCTCCTCGACGGCCTTGCCCGTGCCGGCTGAGAGGACGAGGACGATGTCGTCGAAGACCACTTCGTCCAGGCGGCCGACCTTGAGGGCCATGCCGGCGCGGTTGAAGGCGGGCAGCAGCTTCTTGAGCCGCCCGAGCGGAATGGGCGCGACCTCGATGCTCTGGGTGCCCAGGGTGATGGTGTTGTCGTTCATCTCGTCCAGTCGATGTTGCTCAGGAAGGGAACAGGCACAGGTAGCCGATCTCGCCGGCCGCGTCGGCGAATGCCTGGGCGTTCAGGTCGTAGACCGAGTAGTCGTCGTTCTTGAAGGGCAGGCTCAGCTTGCTGCTGACCACGCGGTTCAGGCGCATGACCAGGTTCTGGCCGTCGAAGCTGTTCTGCAGCATCAGCGTGAACGACGGCGTCGTGCCCATCACGTCGTTCGTCAGCCTGAAGACCTGCCCCTTGCTGCTGTTGGCGCGGTACTCGTAGCTGACGAGCAGCGTGCGCTCCTGCGCCGTCGGAGCGACCTTGTAGGTCCCGTTGGCGACGGTGTACTCGCCCGGCGCAGGAGACTTGCCGTCCGCCGGGGCCACGCGCTGCAGCGATTCGCCGGTCGCCGCGTCCAGGACGCCCATGTCGGCGACGAAGGTACCGTCGAGCGGGGGTTCGACGATGAACTGCTGGGCGGGCGGATTCGCGCCTTCGGCCTTGGGAATCGTGACGGCGAAGTCGAAGACCCCGGCGCGCACGCCCGACGTTCCTGCCTTGCCGAACTGCATGCCGCCCAGGATCGCACCGCTGATCTCGCCGTACTTGGCCTTGATCTCAATCTTGCCCTTGCCCTGCCCGACCGAGATCGGGAAGCGCTGGGAGCCGTAGAGAGTCTTCATGTCGACATCGATGTCGATGCTGATGTCCTGCAGCGAGCCCCAATGCACAGGCGTGGGCGTCGCCAGCTTGACCCCCGACGCGTCGTAGTCGAGCGTCGTGATCATCTTGCCGGTACCAAAAAGAATCATGGATGGGATCTCGAATAGTTGTGAGGAGAGGCGGCGCGTCAACCGAGGCGCGCGAGGTCACCCGCCCGGGACAGGCCCTGGATCTGGTAGGTCGCGGTCAGCTTGCCGATGACCTCATCGCCGCTCTCGGCGCGCGGCTCGGTGCGCACGCAGCGCAGGCCCCGGCCCAGGGTGTTGAGCTCGGCGTCGATCGCGATGGCTCGGTGTGCCTGCAGATGCAGCCGGTCGGCGCTGGTCTCCCAGTCGTCGCCGCGCACCAGCAGGTCCAGCTCGAACTCCATCAGGCCGCGGTCGATGGCATGCGCGTAGGCATCGCCGGTGCCGGTCGAGCGGCGCACGTTGATCGCCGGCACCTCGGCAGCGCCGAACGGGTCGACGCGGCCACGGTGGACCTGGGTGCCGGCGTCGGTCGCCGCCGCCTTGAGCGCGGCATCGACGCGTTGCAGGATGCGCTCGTGAGCGCTGGTGTGGCGGTCGGCCGCGCTCATGCGTTGGCCCCCGCCGACACGGCCTTCAGGTCGATCTGCAGCTCGGCGCCGTCGAGCAGCGGGACGCCTGCCTCGCGCGCGCTCCAGGTACGCCCGGCCACGGTGAACCGGTCGCCTCGCCGCACGCCGTCCGGCGCATCGGCGGCCTGCAGGCGGATCGTCGGCTCCGAGCGGATCTGCAGCCCGTCCAGCCCGGTGCCGCCCGGCTCATCCAGCAGCACCCGGACCGGCTGGGCGTCGCCGCCCACGGGCTGGAACTGCGCGTCCTTGCCCAGCCGCGCGTACAGCACGGCGAGCTTGCGCGTGAAGATGTCGGCGCTCTGTTGCGGCATCGCAGCGCCTCAGGCGTTGATCTTGACGTCGACGAAGCCCTCGCCAGCACCGGCTGAAGCGAACGCGAATCCAGCCGAGGCGAGCGCCACATTGCCGGCGCCCACGGTTGCGGTCGTGACCAGGCCCTGTAGGTGGTCCCAGCGGACGCCGTCGCCCTGGGCGATGGCATCCCCTGCGACCTTGGGCAGACGGAAGACACCCTCCGTCGCGAAGCTGCCGGCGGTGTTGGCGAGCACGGCGGAGACAGCGATGCCGATGCGGGTTCCGATCTTGGCGACGCCACCGGCCGGGACGGCAGCGGCCGGGCTGTGGGTGATGGACTGGCCGTGTTGAACGAAGGTTTTCATGGTGAGCTGGAGCCTTGTGTGGTTGGTGTGTAGTCGGGGGCCGCTGGGGGGCGATCAGGCCGGCGAGCCGTTGCGCTGCAGGGTCTTCCAGTCCAACGCTTTGGCGCTCGCATCGATCCGGACCTTGAACTCCACGCCGTCGACGTTCCAGCCTTGCTGCTGCTCCATCGTCGGCGCCTCGTTGCCGTCCAGGTAGTCGACGGTCACCACGTCGTGCAGGTTGTGGTCGGCTAGGCCGTACCAGATCGAGGGCGACGCATCGTCCAGGCGTGCGTCCGAGATCACCTCGAAGGTGCCGCGCACACTGTTCGGGACGGTGTTGTTCTTGGCGGCAGCGCCGACCTCGAACTCGCTGTCGCGCACGACGTTGGCAGTCCCCTGCAGCGACACCGGCACCAGCAGGCGAGCCAGACGGATGTTCAGCGCGCCCGAGTTCTGCCCGATGTCTCGCTGCCGCGCCATCGCGACCCGCATGGCATCCACGCTCGCCGTCGAGATGGCCGAAGCGTTGGCGAGGTTGTTGTGGTCGGCGTGGAACAGCGCCCGGCCGTCGGCCATCGGCGCATTGCCTGTCAGCACCGCATAGGCCAAATTACCGACCGTGCGGATCGCGGCCCGGCCCATCTTCTGCGGGATGCGGGTGAAGGCACCCAGGTCGTCGTTGATTACCGCCTGGCGGGTGATTTTGAACATCTCGCCGTAGGTCGCCAGCACGCGGGTCTCGGCGCGCTCGCCGATGCTGAT